TAACGGTGAAGCATTAACATCAAGTGCTATTAAAAATAGATTTGGTGCTGGTAATCCAGGTGCAGTAATTCAAGCATTAAGATTCAAAGGTTTACCTGTGTTCTTAAACACTAACAAAAGATCAGGTGTTAAAGTATACAGAACAGGTAAAGCATCTAGAATGGTAGTAGGCTTAGGATACAAAGCATTAGCAAAAGGTGTACAACTATAATTGTATAGTTTTTAACTAGATTAAAAGGCGGCTTCGGTCGCCTTTTTTTATGACTTGACTTTCAATGTGTTAGGCACTATAATTTAATAAAAAGGATGAAAATCTATGAGTGAGTTTAAACAAGGAATTTTCAATGCTTTACATCTATTAGGTACAAGCAGTTTGGCGTTAGCCATCATCTACACCTTAGGTCATATTGTGATTGCAATGACAGTAGTCAGTCTAATGACAGGTGCCAGTCTTTTCGAAGCAGGTGTTGTGGCGTTAATCGAACCTAGTATAAATGGAGTTTGGTTCTATGTGCTACACAAAGTTTGGCGTAAATTTAGCAAAGATCCAAAAGCAAAAGCATTCGACGATTAAAACATACACAATCACTGACATTTTTGGCAGTTGACATTTTATATTTAGACAGTATAATATTAATAAGCGGTCCTAAAAAAACTGCATAAATTAACCTTAGGCTGGATATGCCGATAACAGAGGATATAAGATGAGTAAACACGCAGATATTGTTAATGAACAATACAATCATAGAGAGAGTAATTTTGTATCTCTACAAACACGAATAACAGAAGCATTCAAACTAGCACCAAAATTCGAAGCACAACTTGAAGCAGTTGTAGAAGAATTCAAAAGACGTAATAAAGGCAATTGGTCGTCATTCAGTGAGATGGCATTGGTGCAGGCAATTCCTGTAGATTTTAACAAAATACTAATTGACTCAACAATGCAACGTCCGGTGAATATGCGTCATGTGTTAAAGATCCTAAACTATTTCAGTCAAACTATGGTAATGCCTATACAGGTTTACAAAGAAGGCGACAACTATATTGCTTGGGACGGACAACACACCAGTATTGCATTGTATCTTATACTTACAAAAGTGTTTGGTGAACTTCAAGCAAACACAATGATTCCTGTAAACATTTATCCAGTGAAACAAAAACTAGAAATTCGTAGGAACTTCATTTTACTAAATGGTGATGCTAAAGAAAAGTTAGATTTTATAGATACGTATCGTCAAATGGTTTACGGTGCCATAATTGATAACAGTGATGATCCAATTTGGCAAGACACTGCTAAAATTAATGACTTGCTGAAAGACGCAGGTCTATTTGCTACACACGAAAAGTTTGGTGACGAAAGAGAGTCAGGTGCATTCACATTGTTGGCAGATACAATTATGACCAAGAAGTTGGAAAAACGTAAAGACGTTGATGTAACTCGTATGTTTGCCAAGTATTGGGTTTATATAAATGAAGAACGTCCAGTACAAGCCAAAGAAGCAAGAATGCTTTATGAATACTTTGATGCTTGTTTTAAAGATGGGTTGAAAGTAGATGACAAGTATCTACTAGACTTTGCATTGTTTTGTAAAGAATACTTTGAAGCCAATTGGAGTGAAACAGGATCGTTCTGGAGCAAAGCAAAACTGTCATATGAAACTTGGTACAAGAAAGCAAATCCAGAAGAGTTTGAAGAAAATGGTTTAAAAGGATTTACAACAGAACCACGTTTTGGTGTCCCGTTTCTTATTGCACAGATTAAGAAAAGCACGAAACTTAAAACACCCAAGTACAAACATCTGTATGCAGTTGACAAAAAGGATCTTTGGTAAATGATTCGCAATCCAGATAAGGACAAGTTTAAGAGTTCTGCAGTATTAACAGAACAACAACTTAAAGGAAAAACTTGTATGTTGCAAGACTGTGACAATAAGTTGAGTATGTATGAAGGTCCGGGCAGTCAAACTTTGTGTAGAGAACATCAATTGGAATGTGTTGAATACGGTGGTATGGGTAAAGCAGAAAGACCGCACACGTTCTACAGAGGTTGGAGTTGTTCTAGTTGTGGTTATGATCCTAGAACAGACGAATTAAGATTTGGATACATCGATGATGAATATCATAAGTTAAGAGCCATGCGTGGTGTAATGCATGGAGACCATATACACCTTAAAAGTCGAGGAGGAGATGACTCCAAAAGCAACATTCAAACCCTGTGTGTTCTGTGTCATATGGCAAAAACCTATGGTGAAAAGGACTATTTGGGTTCAAAAAAGTTATCCACAGACTAAAAACCCGCATAGAATGGGACTTCTTTAATCACATTTTTGGTTGACTTTTTGGTAGTTCAGACTGTATAATAATATTATAACAAGGCAACAAACAGAGAGGCACAAATGCAAACACAAATAGACACATACATTGAAAACATTAGAAAAGACTATGTTGGTTGGAATAATCCAAAAACAGAAACAGAAAGAACTGTTAGAGACAATATGGTTAAAGAGTTCTGTGAAAGTATCACAGTTAAACCGGGCAAGAAATACATTAAAGTAATGACTAAGATTGGTACTAGTAATTCAGTACATTCATTCATAGCAAGTAAAGACTTTATAACTTCTAAAGGTGTAGAGTTTAAAAAAGGTGATATCTTAAAAGCGGCAAGTTGGGCATTACCGGCTTTGAATGCTCCAAGAGGTAACATTTTTGGTGAGTACGTTGTTAAGTGGACAGGTGCTTGTTATATGGACGGTCAGAAAAGATTGTTAGTTTAATGAGCGAATTAATAGAAAAACAATTAAACAAAATGTACAAACACTTTAATAAAATAACAGGAGAAAAAAAGATGATAAAAGAAGATGTAAAACAAGTAGTTAAATTTGTAAACGCAAAAGTAGAACCAATGAAGATGTGGGGAGTAGCCAAAGAAGCGGCTGTTGATGCCGTGGACACATATATGGAAGGTAAAGAAGAACCTATGTATTGTGGATTTGCTAATATCTCAATAAGACCTGCACAAGGTAAATTTGTTGGTTGGTTAAAGAAACAAGGTATTGGTAGCAATGGTTATAGAGGTGGTTGGAGAGTATCCTACTACGATATTATGCCAGAGAATCATCAGTATAGACACTGTCAATCTTTGGACATCAAAGAAGTGGCTTGTGATGCCTTTGCAAAGGTATTAGAAGAACAGTATGGTTTGAATGTAATGAGCGAAAGTAGAGCAGACTAATTGGTTGACTTTTTGGTCACCAGAAACTATAATAATAAAATAAGGCAAATTAATTAAGGCAACAAAAAGGGCACATATGAAAAACACAATATACGTACTAGAAGGCACTTACAGAAAAACTTCAGTAGAAAATAAAACTTTCCAACTTGTAAAAGGTTATCAACCACATCCACACAAAGAAGGTGGATTCATTACAGTTAAAATAGAAGACCTAGCAAAATATCCAGGTGCTACAAAAAATCAAATTAGAATTAATGTAGAGAATGAGAATCAATTAAGAGACTCTGCTCCTGAACAACCTAAAGAAGAATCAGATGCAGAAACTGTTGAAAGAATGAGACAACGATTTGATATTTTAACAGACATGACTAAAGCCACTAAAAAAGGTGACGTGAGAGCAATGATAGTTAGTGGCCCTCCAGGTGTTGGTAAATCATTTGGTGTTGAGCAAGTGCTTGACAGATATGGAGTTGTGAGTACACTAGGTAATACAAGACCCAAATATGAAGTTGTAAAAGGTGCAATGAGTCCTATAGGATTATATTGTAAATTGTATAACTTTTCTGATGCTGACAATGTGTTGGTGTTTGATGACTGTGATTCTATATTGTTAGATGATTTAAGTTTAAACATATTGAAGGCGGCATTGGATTCTAAAAAAACTAGAAGAATATGTTGGAACACTGATTCGCATATGTTGAGAAGAGAGGGTGTGCCTGATACTTTTGAATTTGCTGGTTCAGTTATTTTTATTACAAACATTAAATTCGATAATGTAAAGAGTAAGAAATTAAGAGATCATTTAGAAGCATTAGAAAGCAGATGTCATTATATTGATCTTACAATTGATACTATCAGAGAGAAGATATTAAGAATTAAGCAGATTGTCACAGATGGTATGCTTAAAACATATGCACTACCAAAAGATACAGAAGATGGTATTGTATCATTTGTAGATGAAAACAAAAGACAATTGAGAGAAATCAGTCTTAGAACTGTGCTTAAAATTGCTGATTTGGCAAAAGCCTTTCCAGAAAATTGGAAAGATATGGCAAAACAAACAGTATTAAAACCAGTATAGGAGTTGACTTTGATGCCAAAAGATAATAAAATTAGTACAATGAAAAAAACAAAAAGAAACAAATTAGAAAGAAAATTAGACGAGTACAACCACACTATGGAATTGATTAGAACAATCGTTCCATTGGCGGTGTTATTTCTACAAATATACATTTTGGTAAAACTGATATGAGAACACAACCACAAGAAGTTATTGCTAAACTAGAAGCAGACAATAGTAGATTAGCAAAAGAAAAAATGTTGTTAGAAGCAATGAATGAAGGATTGGATGAATTCTTTGAAGGCTTAAGAATGTGTTTGGACAAACTATACACATTTGGAGTCAAGCAAGTGCCAACCAAAGATGATGTTATTTCTGCACAAGGTTGTAAATGGGAAGTGTTTAAAGAACTTGCTGAAAAATTACACGCAAGAGAGTTGACTGGTCACGCGGCTAGAGATGCCATTGAACTTGTAATGAGTTCGGCGACAGCAGAACAATGGAATGGTTTTTATAGAAGAATATTAATAAAAGATTTAAGATGTGGAGTTTCAGAAAAAACTGTAAACTCTGTGGCTAAAAAGAATAAGTTTGGCAAGTACATGGTGCCCGTGTTTACTTGCCAACTTGCCCATGACAGTACAAACCATGAAAAGAAGTTGGTGGGTAAGAAGATGTTGGAAGTAAAATTAGACGGAGTTAGAGTGGTTACTATTGTTTATCCAGATGGTAAAGTGGATATGTTCAGTCGTAATGGAAAAGAGTTTACTAACTTTGGACACATACAAACACAAATTAGTGAGGTTGTTAAAACTAGTCCACCACCGTACCCAGTTGTATTGGATGGTGAAGTGATGAGTGAAAACTTTCAAGACTTGATGAAACAGGTACACAGAAAAGAAGGCGGTAATGCCAAAGATGCAGTGCTTCATTTATTTGATTTTTTACCATTAGAAGATTTTAAAAAAGGTGCTTGGGACAAAACACAGACATTGAGAACCCAAATGTTAAAAGCCTGGTATGAACAACACAAAACCAATTTAGACGCCGTTACAGTGCTGGACCACGAAATTGTGGACTTAGACACACCTGAAGGTCAAAAGACTTATACAGAGGTGAATAAGAGGGCCGTACAGGGAGGTTATGAAGGTATTATGATTAAAGATATTGATGCTTCGTATCAATGTAAAAGAAGTCATGCTTGGTTAAAATTAAAGCCATTTATAGAAGTAAGTTTAGAAGTTAAAGCCACAGAAGAAGGTACAGGAAGAAATGTAGGCAAACTAGGTGCATTGATTTGCGAAGGTTTAGATGATGGCAAGTTAATTAAAACAAATGTAGGTTCTGGTTTGTCAGATGATAACAGAGATCAGTTTTGGAAAAACAAAGAACAATTGATAGGTCAAATCGTAGAAGTGAGAGCAGATGCTGTCACAAAGAATCAGGATAGCGAACAAGAATACTCATTGAGATTTCCAAGATTTATGAGATTCAGGGGATTTGAAATTGGTGAAAAAATCTAAAGTGATTGCAGTAGGATATGAAAATATGAGATTAGAACCTTGGAACGGACCTCCATACATTTACTCTGTAAAAGTGAATGGCAAATTAAAACGAATGAGTGGGTTTGATGAAGAACATATTCAGAATCAACTGTATCCAAGAAAAGCCACAATGATTAGAAAGATTAAAGATGTATAAACCATTACCAGACGGCATAACAATTAAGGAGTCAAGTGTACAAGGCTTGGGTTTATTTGCTACAAAAGATTTTGATCAAGACGTGGTGCTTGGCATTGTGCATATTATGAATAAAAATTTTTCACACGGAGCAATTAGAACTGCCTTAGGTGCATTTTACAATCATTCAGATAAACCTAATTGCAAGAACCTTGCAGGCTTCTGGCATCAACTGCCAGTAAAATATCTAGTAACAACAACACCTATTAAAGCAGGTGATGAACTGACTGCAAAATACTCTTTGTATAATGATTTTAAGGACCAATGGTAATATAGATGACTAAAAAGAAATATAATTCATTCGAGCATATGGCTCAATTAGGTAAGGTGACTGGTTTACTAGAAGCACAGACTAAAATTCAAAACCAATTGATTAAAGAACAAAAAAAATTAAAACTATTAGAACAATTAAAATTAGTGAAGAATATAAAAAATGACTAAAGAAGTAGACATAATAAAGAAAGCAATGGCGGACAACAAGAAAGTTTTCTTGAAAGAGATGAAACAACTCAACAATAAGATTGATGATTTGGACAAGCGTCTAACCAAACATATTGATTTTATAGAAAGGGTGTATGGACCGTTATCAAACAGTATTGACAAGTTCAAGAAATTTTTTAGATGATATGAATTATAGTTCTAGTCAGTGTGGTTGGTGTAATAGATTGCGTAACTGGGCAATAGATGTTGCCACGGTTCTGTTTAACGATTCTAGAAATGACCTCAGAGCATTGCCTAAAACAGTTAGATTACAATTACTCCTTACTTTAAGTTTTATTTGGTCCACTGCCTTTACCATTTACATATGGGGAATGATGAGGGTCGATATATGGTTAGGATGGTTTGGTGGTCACATTGCGATAATATTTGCATCATATGTCACATTCAAACAATTCCATGGAGCAAGTAAAAGATATATTGATTATAAATTTGATGGATATCATTCGGGTGGCAGAGCAAGAGGAGGAATGATTGGCATTGATGGTACAAGAGTTGAATTCGATCCAGATGATCCAGGAGGTGAACATGAATAAGATTATTGATCCAAAGAATCCACATACAGTGGGAAAGAGTGCATGGAATTTAGGAAATCATGTATTGATTATTCTATTTGTTTCAGCAATACTTTTTGTGATTAAAGCAAGTTATGGTTAAGAAAGAACTAGATCAATTTGAAATAGAGGCAAAGACTTCCGGTGGGGCAGTCTATGAACTTGGTGTCAAGACATCAAAGAATGCCAAAGCGGTCAGAAGGATAGCGGAACCATTAATGGCAAAACATTGGAAAGACAGTGTAACAAATCTACACAGAATTTATAGGGTAGCAGAATATCTACACGAAAGAACAAAGAGATTAAAATGAATAAACTAAAAAAGATACCTAAGGTTAGCAGTAAAAAGAAAAAACAATTAGTAAGAGCAATTAAAAATCCTATAAGATATTTTAAATTGGACTTTACTAGGTATGGTGGTGAAGTGTGCATGGGAACGATAACAAAGGAACAGTTTGAACATTGGTACAACAACGATGATTTCGAACAGTATATGGTAGATGTAGATTTTGATCCCAATGAAGCCAACAAGAACATACCTAAAGAAGCACAGTTTGATACACCGTTTCATGAGCAGGATGATATATGTCACCTATCAGGACCTGAGTTAGCAGACGGACAAATAATGACCATAACAGAACTGGACAAAGACGGCAATACTTTATATAATGCCGATGGAACCTCTGTGTTGGACGAGCAGATAGACTTTGCAGACTTCAAGAAGAAAGGCATCAAGGTCAAGTGTGTGGCAGAACATAATTCAGGATCCAAGAGTTGTAAGGATGTCTACTATGTTTTTGGACAATACTTCAACAAAGGTGGCTGGTACACTGAAGATCCAATCAAGACAGGACCAGACGGTATTAACTTTAAAAAGATGAAGATTGATTACGAAGATGCAGACGGATTCAAAGTGTTCAGTCAAGTGAGTATAGATGATGTGGACTACTACCTACAAGAAGACTCAACAGGTAAAAGCAGTGCATTCTATGTAATGGAAGGTGATAACTTATAATGAAACGACATGAAATATTTTCTGTACCAGTATGGGAGTTCACATACAGTGAAGCAGAAACATTTAGAGAAAAAATTGTTCCGTTGTTTAAAAACATTGAAAAGAATAATCCCAATAAAGACATGACGTATACCAAAGAAGGTTACACCAGTTATGGTCCAATCACTAATATACTAGATTATGATGAGTGTGCAGAAATGAAAAATTTTATTATGGGCAATATAGTTGACGCAGTAAAAGATTTAGGTTTAGAAGGATATTGTAATATGACTGGCAGTTGGTTTAACAACAATAGAAAATACAGCAGTCATGGTCCACACAATCATATTCCAGACACAATAAGCGGAATCTATTATGTACAAGCAGAGGAGAATGATGCAAGAATTACTTTTCATGACCAGAACAAAATAAGTAATTGGCCCTGGAAAGCACCAGCAATGATGAGTGATCTCACAAACAGAACACACAGTTTTAAACCCAAAACTGGCAGACTGTATCTATTTCCAAGTTATGTTGAACATTCTGTTGAACAACAACTATCAGACAATGAAAGGATCAGCATTAGTTTTAATGCTTTCGTAAATTAATGGAGTTAATTGTATTTGCCACAGTGTTCACATTACTAGTTTTATTAACAGGATATATAGGACCAAGAAGATGAAATCATACACTGTAGACATCAAGAGAGGCGATAAAATAGAAGTTGGAAGATTTAGAAATGTTCTAGCCACAGTGTTAGACATTGAAACAGACGAGCACGGACAGCCTGTAATTGTTACTTCAAAAGGCAAAAAGAAACTTTTTACTTGTAGAATTACAAAACTTTCTCCAGGTGCAAAGACACCAAAACAAATACTTTTAGAAAGCAAAAGAAAGAAAAAGACTTGATTTTTCTCTGAAGAGACTATATAAGGTTATAGTATGAGTGAAATGCAAGAGATAAAAAAACCTACAATTCAGGAACGAATTCAAAAAAGGGTTCATGAAATATTGGAACCAATTGAAGTTTGGTTGGATAGATATGTTGTACAACCTGATAAATTTAACCCTGATAAATTTAAATTAGTGGATGTGTTCAAGAAAGAACAAGTGGGCGGTGTACACGCAAGAAAGATCATGGAAATGTACGAACCTCAATATCAAGAATACAAAGACTTGTTATCATTAAGAGAAAAAAATTTAAAATTTAAAGAAATAACAGATGAAGAAGACAACGATTCTGAGGAAAGACAACTGTTGGAATCATATGAAGATGTTGATAATAACATAATCCAAAAAGGAATCAAAGCATACGATAATATTTTTGAAGCCTGTGATAGAATGATAGCAATTGCCAATGCTAATCGCAAGCCAAGAAAGAAAAAAGAGAAATCACCTGAGAAATTAGTATCTAAAATGCAGTTCAAAGTTGAAGAACAGAAATTATCGCTCAAATCAATTGATGCAACAGAAATCATATATGCTGAACAACTTTGGGTATACAATACCAAGACTAGAAAACTAGGTCATTACAAAGCAAAGGTGTTGGATCCAAGAGGATTGAGCCGACCAGGAACAGGCTTAACAGTTAAAGGAACATCCATAAAAGGTTTTGATGAAGAACACAGTGTTCAAAAAACACTCAGAAAACCCGAACAGCAGTTGAAAGAGTTTGCTGATTCAGGCCCCAAGAAGGTAGTAGAGCTATTTGATGCTATTAAAACAATGGGCATTAAACTGAACGGACGTGTGAATTCTGAAGTCATTTTGTTAAGAGCAGTTAGATAAATAACTGTGTATGAGCATTAGAGACGACATAATTTCAATTAAAAACGGATTAGTTACATTGGGCGATGCAATAGAAAGCCTAAGTGTACACGCATCTGCTGACGAAACAGTTGTAAATTCTAGCAAATCAGTTAATTTTGCTGGTTCAGAAAAAACGCCAATCTATGGCAAAGGATTACAATGGAGCGGATTCGGCAACACAAAGATGTTGAACTTCCAAGCAAACCCAGATAGATTATGGAGTTCAAACACTTTAGACTTACACAGAGATGCACATTACTCAATTGATAACACAGTTGTTCTTTCATCAGAAGAATTAGGACCAACAGTTAAAAATTCAAATTTAAGATCAGTTGGTGTATTAAACGGATTAGCAGTAAATGGTGATATGAACCTTGATCAGTTTGTGTTCTGGAATTCAGGAATGAACAGATTAGGTGTTGGTATTGAAGCAGGTAATGGACAATTATCTGTTGCTTCTAACTATGTTGAATTTAGAGTTCAACCTAATGAAGTAGATGCTGAAGTTGGAACATACACAACACACGATTTAAGAATTCAAACAGATAGTACAGACAGAATACTTGTAAAAGCAAACGGTGATGTTACTATTGGTACACAAGGTGGAACAGATAAAAAAGTCAAGATACACGGAAAACTTGCAGTAGGCATCAACAACATAAGAGATGATGCAGACTTTGAAGTAGCCGGTCCAGTAAGAATGGAAGGAAAACGTTTCAGTGTTGCAGATGACATACCAACAGTTGGTGTTCATGCTAAAGGTGACATTGTTTGGAATTCTAATCCTGTACCAGGTAGTGTAGTTGGCTGGATATGTGTTAACACAGGCACTCCAGGCGAATGGAAATCTTTCGGAAATATTTCACAATAAAAAGATCAGTAGGCATATGGGAATGGCTCGGAAGAGTTGCACCATTGACTGCCTTGATGATTCTTTGTATCATACTGGCATTTGATTTTACATCTTGGATCAGTTATCTTGTATCTGCAATAGCATTGTTATTTGCCATTACAGCATTCACATGGTGGTGGTGGGTAATTTATGCAGTCAAAGACATATTCAGATTGTTGAACAGTGCGAACAAAAGATTTGCTGAAGTGTTGGTGGAACTTAAAAATATCAAAAAAGATACAATCAAAAAAAGAAAAAAACGTTAATAATCAAACAATTTATTTTTGTATTCTGCAGTCATGTTGTTGTAGTAACTGCCTTTGGCAAGATTTTTCCTAGCACCATTTAATTTTTTTCTTTGTTGCACTAGTAATAAATTGTGCTTGCCATTACCTGTTAATATGTTTTTCATTTTAGTTTTGGCTTGTCTATGATCTGGCAAAAACACAAATTCAGGATATTGTTTTTTCAACTTTAATGCATAAGTTTCTAATCCTGACTTACTAATTTTTTTTGGAAACACAAATATAGTGACTTCTTGATGACATTTGTCAACGTCAATGAGCATTTTTTCACACTCAACAATGGACCATGATGCATTTTTGGCATAAGGACAGATTGAAACTCCATTGAGACTTTTTTGTGGTTTTACAATTTTAGCCATCCACTCGACCACATCTGTGTAAATAGAACTGTTCATTATAAAAGTATTTAATATGTTAGTAATAGGAAATGGCGAGAGTCGAACAGAACTTGATATAGAATCATTCAACTTACCCACAGTTGGTTGCAACGCAGTATTTAGAGATTTAAAAGTAGATCATTTGGTGTGCTGTGACAGACGTATGGTTCGTGAAGCCATCAATCACACAAACACTCAACAGAGTTGTGTGTACACTAGACAAGATTGGTATGAAGATTTTGATGTGATGCCTGTTCCTGATTTGCCTTATCATGGTGAACTGAGACAAGATGATCCTTGGCATTGGGGAACGGGGCAGTTTGCTCTGTTGGTTGCTTTACAGTATGCAGTCACAGAACATATTCATATTGTAGGCTTTGATCTGTTTGGTATTGAAGGATATGTGAACAATGTCTACAAAAATACCAAATCCTATGATGTCAGTTCAAAACAACAAGTGGATCCATCGTATTGGATATATCAAAATAAGAAAATATTTGAACATTATCCCAAACAAAAATTTAATTACTATGTGGAGGAAAATTTTCCATTACCAGAAAGTTGGAAAAATATACCAAATTTAAAAATTATTCCATTGACAGACTTGGAAAAAAATATTATAATTTAAACAATGAGGACTTTAACAACGTCGACCCTCTTTAAATACTCCGCCGTTATAACAGGAGAGAAATATGAGCAAACATTATAGTACAAAACATTATGGACACAACATTGGTTTATCAGCAGTGTTCAGACAACCTAACGCAGATCATTCGCATTGTCATTTTTTGCATGGATACAGTCTAGCATTTACATTTACATTTGGTTGTGATAAATTAGACAACAAAAACTGGGCAGTGGACTTTGGAGGATTGAAACCTCTTAAGGCATGGCTGGCAGATTCATTTGATCACAAACTTTGTTTAGATGTTAATGATCCACATTTAGAAAAATTTAAAGAACTTGAAGCACTGGACTTGGCAGACATTAGAATGTTCGATGGTGTTGGTGCAGAAAAATTTGCAGAACACGCCTTTAACTTTGCAGACAAACTTATACGTGAAGCAACAGACAATCGTTGTTATGTAGTGAAAGTTGAATGTGCTGAGCATGGAGCCAACAGTGCAATCTACGAAGGCTAATGATCAATTACATTGTTTGTTTAAAATGGGGTAACAAATATGGTCCAGAGTATGTGAATACACTGGAACAAATGGTGCGTAGGTATTGTACTTTACCATTTGAATTTGTTTGCTTTACAGAAAATCCACAAGGACTAAACAGCACAATTAAGGTGATGCCTATTGCACAAAGTTATGGTTTAAATGGTTGGTGGCATAAACCTTTGTTGTTCAATCCCAGTTTACCTTTAGAAGATCCACAAGGCACAATTTTGTACATGGATCTTGATGTGATTGTTTTTAGAAGCATAGACAAACTTTTGACCTACAAGCCTAACGAATTTTGTGTGATTAGAGACTTCAACAGATGTAATAATCCTAAATGGGATAGATTTAACAGCAGTGTGGTCAGATGGAATATCGGTCAACATCCTCAAATTTATAGAGATTTTATCAGTAACCCTGCCGCACCTGTGCGTAGATTTCATGGAGATCAAGATTGGTTGTATGCTCAAGTGAAAAATGATTTTAATTTTTGGCCCGACGAGTGGGTGATGAGTTACAAATGGGAGATGCGAGGAAAACCACCTATGGTAAGAAGTAAAGATGGAACAAAAGATTTTATATCTCCAGGCACACCAAAGATACACCCACAAACATCTATTGCTGTGTTTCACGGAGACCCACAACCTAAAAATTGCCAGGACCCATGGTGCAAGGAGAATTGGAAATGAATTACAATATAGCAAATATGTTCGCAACACCTGTATTAAAATTTGACTTTGCTAATCACAAAGACAACACAAAACTTTTAGAACTGATTGAATCTTGGGAAACAGAATCACACGCATTGGTATCTGGTGCTCAAAGCAGTTATATGAAAAGCGACAAACACATTCTTGATCATGAAGATTTAAAAGACTTGAAAGCAGATTTTCAAAAAGCAGTTGATATTTACTGTGACAAAGTAGGACTTGGCAACAATGTAAAAATTAGCATGAGTTGGTTTAATGTTCTAGAAAAAGGTCAAAGTGTAAATTTACACAGACACGAAGTCAGTGTGTTGAGTGCGGCATATTATGTAAAAGCAGATAAAGACAGTGCAGGACTAAATTTTAAAAGTCCAATTGATCCTTATAGAATGCACGAGTATTTTGTTAAGAACACAGAGTACAATGTTAAAAATGTTGAAGTGGCTTGTGAACAAGGCACATTATATCTATTTCCTAGTTGGTTAGAACATTATACCAATCCTAATCAAACAGATAAAAGAATAACTATTTCCTTCAATACAATGTATGTTTAAGTTTGACACATACCAAAATTTGTGTTATAATAGAGCATGACTAGACGTATTGGATTTTGCTGTCAATGGTTCCACCATGATAGAACTCTTAAAAAGAAACAATTAGAAGAAATTGAAAGACCAATGAACACACGTTCAACTACTGTGCGTTGGTTGAATGAACACAAAGACGAAGCAGAAGCAAAACTAGATTTTGTATTCAAACACAACATACAAGGTATTAAAAATCTAATCCTTAAAGTTTCCACACTGCCTAAAAGCAGACGTATGTGTAGAATTTCATCTCCTATATTACCTGTGGCAACGCAGGCTGATTGGAGATACTATTGGGACAAACCTGAGATAATAAAATATTGTGAAAAACATTTTGCTGAAGCAGGCGACTTGGCAAGATTGCATGATGTAAAAATCAGTTTCCACCCAGGACAATTTACTGTACTTGCATCTGAGACTCCAGACATTGTGGATCGTAGCATAGATGAATTTGAATATCATGTGAACATGGCACGTTGGATGGGATTTGGTAAATCATTTCAAGATGGTTGTAAAATTAATGTACACATCTCTGGTAGACAAGGTCCTCCAGGTATTATAAAAGCATTACCTAGACTGTCGCCTGAAGCAAGAAACTTGATCACCATAGAGAATGACGAAATGGGTTGGGGATTAGAATCCAGTTTGGAACTAGAAAAACATTGTGCCTTGGTACTAGACATACATCATCATTGGGTGCGTACAGGAGAATATCTACAAGCCACAGACGACAGAGTGAAAAGAGTTGTGGACTCATGGCGTGGTGTTAGACCTACCATGCACTATTCTTATTCAAGAGATGAATGGTTAACACCTGCATACAGTGATGTAGATACTATGCACACTGGCTTTCATGACATGGAAACACTTTTATCTAGAGGTTGTAAGAAACAAAAATTGAGAGCACACAGCGAACGATTACCAAATCGTGCTGTGAATGAATGGGCATTGAGTTTTCTACCGCAACTAGACATACAAGTTGAAGCCAAGATGAAGAATCAAGCGGCGGAAGATTTACACAATCAGGCTGTTGAGTTGGGTTTAGTATAACGATAAATATCGTTATGAAACTAGAACAATTTACTGAATCAAAACAAAATAGAGAATCAAAACTAGAAGTGGTGAAACTGCCTTTCAAAATGAAAGAATTATCACCTGTATTATCTGAAGCAAATATAGATTATCATTACAATGTATTAACCAAAGCATATGTGAGAAGATACAATGATGGTGAAGGTGATGCAGATTTTAATTACGGTGGAGCGAAACTTCACAATATGTTTTGGTTACAATTACAAGCACCTCGACCAGGTAATAAACCAACTGGTGAAATTAAAACTTTAATAGAATCAAAACACGAATCATTTGAAGCATTCAAAAAAGAATTAATTAGATCAGCAATGACCATACAAGGTTCAGGCTGGGTGTATGTTGCCAAAAATGGTAATATCAAAACTACACCAAATCAATCATACAAAACAGACATTCTAATGCCTGTAGATATGTGGGAACATTCATTTTCGGATTATGTTCCTGCTAAAGATGCCAAGAAAAAATACATTGAAGGTATGATGAGAATAATTAATTGGGAGTCAATAAATTTAAGACTACAATCTTAAAAAAAGGAGACTAATATGATCAATCAAGTACAAAAATGGATTAATGCCAGAATCAAAGAAAGAACAACACTAGATGGTGCTCTTTTGATTGCGGCAGGAATTTGTTTTTTAATATTCAAACCGATCGCTTCGATTGTTGCTTATGCGGCAATTGTGTATGGTGGTTGGACTATTTGGAAATCAGAGTAATCACAATTTACTGATAGGAATGTCACTGGATGCATTCATACCCAAAACCTGTCTTTGTTTTACACCTTGTTGTTGAGCAAAACGTTTTGGGTCGCATTCAGAACACACGTGTTTATAAAAAGTAGATAGACGCTTTTTTTCAACTTTGCCTTTGGCTCTTTGAAATTCTTTCTCACACGCATCACATTTAAAGACATGAAACGTTTTAGTGCGTTTGCATTGGTGTTTCACACCTAGTTTGCTCACACGTTCTGTCTTGGATACTGCAATTTTTTCACCTAAATACATACAGGTATTTACATTAGCATTTGTAAAATTTCCATAAATACAACAAACGATAACATTGCATTATGGCTATTTTAACACTGACAAGCACTGCACAGACGCAAATTAAAACACTGTGCGAAAAAAACAGCAAGTATGCTGTTAGATTGGGTATTAAAGGCGGTGGATGTGCTGGTTTTTCCTATGATTGGAGTTTTGCTGATCAATCACAAATTGAATCAGGAGATGAACTAATCGAAGTTGATGGTGGGAAATTAGTGATAGATACCAGTAGTGTGATGTTCTTGTTTGGAACTGAGATTGATTACGTTAATGAAGTATTTGGTTCACAGTTTCAAATCAACAATCCAAACACCAAGAGTGCTTGTGGTTGTGGAGAAAGCATTCAATTTGATATGGATAGAGTAAATGGCTAAACAGTTTATTAATATTGGAATAGAAGGGAACGATGGTACTGGTGATAGTATCAGAGATGCGTTCAATAAATCCAATGAAAACTTTACAGAGTTATATGCTGTATTTGGACAAGGTGGACAAATAGGTTTCACTTCATTGTCTGATACACCTGATCAATTGGGTGCAAACAAAATTCCTGTAACAAACGCGGCTGGTACGGCAATTACAATGAAAGGAATATCTGGTACAGGTATTTCTGTGGACTTTACAGATCCTAACAATCTTTTACTTACAGTTAATTCAATTGATATCAGCACAGACACTGCACCAGACTTTGGTGGACCATTAAATGCCAATGCTTATGCAATTGGTAGTGTAGGTATCAGTCAATCAGCAGTAGATGATTTCAACAGCACACACGGAACAAGTATCACTGAAGACGATTTAGTTATCGATAAAGGTTATGCAGATAGAAGATATCTTAGAAGTTCAGGAGTTGGTGGTGTTGCTGGAGAAGTTAGAATTCGTCCAGAGCCTGCCAATGCAACTGAATACACAAAAACAATTTCTGCTTATGTAAGTGGAAATTTAAATATTCCAACACACGGATTCACAACAACATCAAATGGTTTACCTTTTGTTTACAATTCAACTGGAACAGATGCCAACAATGTTACAAGTGGACAAAATTATTTTATTAGATATATTGATGCTAACACAATTTCTTTACACACATCATCTGCAGAAGCAACCAATGACAATGATGCTACAAGAATTAAAATTACAGTATCAGGTGGTACTGGCACACAAACAATAACTGACGGAGCATACAACAGTTCACTTTCAGGAAATTATCTTTCAACTGAAGCAATACAAAGAACATCAGCAGTAAGACGTCAAGGTGACACAATGACTGGTGCTCTTTATTTGAATGATCACCCAGGAGATTTAGCAGGAACAGGAACTCCAAATGGTGCTGACGATTTACAAGCGGCTTCAAAATTTTATGTTGACACAACATCATATGCTTCTACAACAAATTTATTTGTAAGCCAAGATGGTGATGACACAATGTCAGGAGTACCTGCTGACAAATATGGTAGATCATTGGCATATGCTTACAAAACTCTTTCTAAAGCGGCTCAAAGAGCAGAACAAATTATTGAAACATCTCCATTTGAAGCAGGACCGTACACGCAAATAATAACTTACGGTAGTGGTTCAGGAAATTCTGTAGTAGCAACACAAGGTATAACTTCACCATCAGGACAAACGCAATTAGAATTTTTAATGGCGGCAAACAGACAGTTTATTATTAAAGAAACAATTGCTTACGTAAATGCCACATATCCAAATTTTTCATATGATACAGCATTGTGTGAAAGAGATTTAGGATTAATTGCAGATTCTGTGGTTATTGATGTACTGAGTGGTTTAACAGCAAACTTACAATCTATTCAAGCAGGAAAAAGATATTACTCCAGCAACAGTGGATTAAAAGCAATCAATCAACAATCTACTGAAACATTAGGAGCAATTGTATTTGCTCAAAGTTTAGTGGTTAACTTTGTTTTAACTAACACTGCACCTGGTACTTTATACCAATCTAATGTTACACAAACAATTGATATCACTAAAGTAGTTCCTCAATCAGGAAAAGATTCTGCCAATGCTAAATTTGAAATTATAAAAGGAATTATCCAAAATTACAATTATATTGTTACAGCAGTAGATGGTAGCACTTACACATTAACAATTTCAAACGGTAACACAGGTTATGTAGATCAAAACCAACCAACCAACAAAGATTTAGTTCCAGGTAAAATTATAATAGGTAAAACTTCTGGAGCAAAAGGTGAAATAGTTTCTGTAACAGCAGGTGGATCAAACGACACTGTTGTGATGTTCTTAAGAGAACCAATTCTATTTTCAGTTGGTGAAGAAATGGAATTTGGTAACAAAGTTAAAAATAAACAAATTACAATTAGAGTTGAATCAGGAATTTACAATGAACACTTGCCTATTAAAGTTCCTGCAAACGTATCAATCAAAGGAGATGAATTTAGAAGAACAATTATCAGACCACTAGATGCAATTTCACAATCCCCGTGGGCAAATATATATTTCTTTAGAAACACAACTTTCGATGGATTAACTATTGGTACTCAAGAGTATGGTTATCACTATGCAAATGATGTAACAAAACCAATTAACACTTCAGTACCTTCAAACGATCCAGCATACAACACAGCCATTAACAACAAAGAAATGGATGTGTTCTTAATGAACGATGCATCTGTGATTAGAAATATTACATTCCAAGCACATGGTGGTTTTGCTGAAGTATTAGATCCAAATGGACAAGTGCTTACAAAATCTCCGTACACACAAACAGCATCATCTTTTTCACAAAGTGTAAATGCAAAATCATTCAGAGGTGGTATGTATGTTGATGGATATGCAGGTAACGTTGAAATGGCAGTTACAGGAGTAACCAATGCATTCAATATTCAAGTAACGTCAGCGGCTGGAACAGGATTATTTTTACGTAAACCACAAACACCTTGTCCATTCTACATACTGGGAGCAAGATATCAAGTTGCGGCAATTACAGATTATGATCAAAGCGCCGGAACAGCCACATTATTATTGTCGGCTAATTCTAATAGTTCTAACGGTTGGGACGGCACATATGCAACACCTTATGATATTATTGTACAAACAGCAGGTAACAGATCGTTGCTTGCCAATGACTTCGTACAAATAAATGATTTAGCATACGGACTGGTTGCTACCAATGGTGGATTATCTGAACAAGTATCCACTTTCACATATTACACTCACATTGCCATGTATGCAAACAATGGTGGACAAATTCGTGCATTGAATTGTTCTTCAGCACATGGTGATTATGGATTGGTTGCTGAAGGTTCTAATCCAAATGAAAAAATTGATGCCATAACATTGGCAGACAACATGACACAACAAGGAATGGTGTTTGATGATGGTTCAGTGGAATACGATCAACCAGCATTAGGCACAGCAGTGTACGTGTTTGATTTAGATTATATTCCATACAGTCAATCAGAAATAGAAATTGATCACGGTGGTGCAATAGGTATCACTAGATACGAAGTAACAAATGTTGAAACAACAACAGCACCTTCACAACCAGCCACAAGAGATGGCACAGTTTACAAAGTTAATTTAGGAACTGGCGGTTCAAATTTAACTTCTACAACCGGACTTAAAGCACCATTAGTAGATGGTCAAGTGGTTACTTTAAGATCCAGCAGATCATTTAGATTTAATGACTTGGAAGACACTGCACCTACAAGACCTTCCACAGCAATTGTATTTGATGAATTGTTATCTACTGTTTATAGAAGTATATCTTTCCAAAGCAATGACTCTATTGGAAATGCGTTGCCTGCCAATGCGGCAATTATTGGAATTGATTCACCTTTCGACACAGTAAAAATAAATGTGAACATGACTGAAGCAGTGAACAACACTTATGCAGGTGCAGGAACTACAATGGGTAATACTCCAGGTGACGTTGTTATTGCTGTTGATTTATTGACACAACCATCAGACGTAACAAGATTAAACAACGGAGATATGATTTTTGGTTGGGACGGAAAGGTACACAGAATTACAAGTTACACAGACAGAACAACATATGCCACTATCACAATTCAAGATGTGAGTGATATCAATGCTACTCCAATAGGTGGTGGACTGCATAGTTCTATGTACAGAGCAAATGAATCTGTAAATTTAAGAGCAAACTTGGCGGCACTGGAAACAGGAACATTAACAGTTTCTATTTCAACTTGTAGAGCCACAGGACATGACTTCTTAGACATTGGAACAGGTGGATTCAACACAACAAATTATCCTAATGTGGTATTTGGTGATCCACAAGCACCAGTACAAGCATATGAAGTTGATGAACGTGGAAAAGGTAGAGTGTTCTATGTTTCAACAGACCAAGATGGATTCTTTAGAGTTGGTAAGTTCTTTACAGTTGACCAAGGAACAGGAAGTGTAACATTCTCGGCATCAATTGCTTTGAGTAACTTGGATGGTATTGGATTTAAACGTGGTGTTGTTGTAGCAGAATTTTCATCTGACACAGCAATGACTGACAATGCTTCTGACACAGTGCCAACAGAATCTGCTGTTAGAGGATATGTTAATAGAAGATTACATTTTGATCATCAAGGACAACTAGTTGGAAATCCAATTGGAGCAGGTGCTGTGGCAAGAGATGGTTCTACTCCATTCACAGACAATGTAAGTGCTGGTGGATTTAAATTACAAAATTTACAAGATCCAGGTGTGGATCAAGATGCCGCAACAAAATCATATGTGGACCAAGTCAACTATAACACAGATGAATTAATAGACAACAGAGATGTTAATATTTCAACTCCTATATCAGCAGGACAAATGTTGGTGTTCAACGGAGCAAAAAGAATTTACACAACACCAGCCAATGGTGGATTATTTACAGGTGGTCAAACAATCACTGGATCAAATTCAGCGGCAACAGGAGTTATCTATGATTTAATTCAAGAAAATGTTCCTGGTTATGGATTAGCAACAAGAATTTCATACAATCAAACTTCTGTACCAGATTTCAACACAAATGATTTAATTGATAATGGTGCAGGTGTAACAGCCAATGTGATCAATGCTGGTATAGATGAAATGGGTAATGGAATTGAAGATGCAGGATCAGACATCACAGTCACTTCCACAAGAACAAATTCACAAACAACAATTAACTTCCAACTTAATGCAGATTCGATCATAAACGCAGATGTATCACCAACAGCGGCAATCAGTCAAAGCAAATTGTCAATGCAGGCGGCAACAACAAGAGCCAATGATACAGGTATTACTCAAGCAGATTTAGGTTTAGTAAGTTTTGATTCAGGTGACTTTACAGTTACCAACGGTTGGGTTACATTAAAAAGTGCTTCAGTTGATTTAGATGATTTACCTGACTTGGCTAATGCATTCGCATTTGGTAGATCAACAGCAGGTACAGGAACACCAGAAGCAGTTTCATTTTCAACAATAGTTGGAACTGGTGGTGGACTTGAAGATGGCGATTTTGTAGCAGAAATAAGTCAAGCGGCTGACCCAGGAGATGCTTTAATTAAAACAGGTGCGAACACATATGCTTATAGCAATGTGACCAACTCAGGAGAAGCCAACAGTATTACAAAAACTGATGCCGCAGGACAATTAGATGTAACAGCATTGGGAATAGGTGGCAACAAAGTATTTGATGTAGATTCTTCAAAAGTAAGATTAACAACACAAGGTGGAATTGTTGCATATGATGTTATAGGTTCAACTACTGACAACACAATACAAACTTTCACAGGAAACGAATTTGGATTTGGCGGAGCAAGTGCATCAACATCACCAAGCAATGACAACGGATCAAGTCAAAACTCAGATCCAGCATTGGCTTCAACTTACATCTACGCAAAATATATTGAATCAGAAGGTAAAGGTGCTAACTTTACAGGTATAGCACTGGGATCAGGAAATCCTTACATTGTGGGACTAGACGAATCGTCAGAAGGTCAAGTGGCTTTTGTGGCAGACGGTGTGGTTCCAGTGATAGCAACAGCACAAGGTTTAATACCTGGTGATGACAATATGGATATTGGTTCATCATCTGGCAAACGTTATTCAACAGTGTACGCAAACACATTTGATGGTACAGCAACAAAGGCTCAATATGCTGACTTGGCTGAGAACTATCTTGCAGACAATCAATACGAAGTGGGAACAGTTTTAATATTTGGTGGAGATGCAGAAGTAACCACAACAACATTGAGAAGCGACACAAGAGTTGCAGGTGTTGTTTCTGAAAATCCAGCACACTTGATGAACGATGCACTAGAAGGTGACAATGTGACAGCAGTGGCATTGACTGGAAGAACTCCAATCAAAGTTGTTGGTGTTGTACAAAAAGGTGATATGTTGATAAGTTCAAGCACACAAGGATTTGCTACAAGAAGTACAGATCCTAAAGTGGGTACAGTGATAGGTAAAGCATTAGAAAACAAAACAGATGCCGGTGAAGGTGTCATAGAAGCAGTGGTAGGGAGAGTTTAATGGCAATACAAACAATCAATATTGGTTCAAGTGCAAACAAAGGTGACGGCGATCCATTAAGAACCGCCTTTAAAAAAATTAACGAAAATTTTGCAGAACTTGATCCTACAAACACAATCAGAGATATAAAAGGTTCTGTGTTTGGTGATGACTCAACTCTACTTGTAGATGGTGTCAACAGTTTAATACCAAGTTCAGTGTTATCTGGTAACTTACCAGCAATAGATGGTTCGGCATTGACTGGTATAACAGTCAGCTCAGTAGCATTTTCAAATGTCACTAGCAAACCAACTACGATAGCAGGTTATGGAATCACTGATGCATTAACAAGTGTACCAGCACAAACATTCGCAAGTTTAACAGGTAAACCTACAACAATAGCAGGATACGGAATTACAGATGCATTGGCATTGGGTACAAGTAGCACAACTGCTCTTGCAGGTGACACCGCTTTGTTCTCAGGTGCGTTTGCAGATTTAACAAGCAAGCCATCCACA